GATGTCGTCCTCGTCCTCGCAGTTCATCAGCCACTCGCACAGGGGACGCCAGCTGAGCAGCAGCTCGTCAATCTTGTTCACGGCCATGATGGCCTCCAGAAGGGGGCCCAGGGCGTCGAACCCTGGGCCCTGTGGTCAGATGGGTCTAGTACCGTCCGCCGCGCTTCCCGGGGGCCTTGGCGGCCACGGTGGGAGCCTTCTCGACGGGGGGAGCGTAGGGTGCACGGAGTTCAGGGGCGGACGAATCGCGGAGGTCCAGGATCGGGCGCACCAGGGAGTTGTCCACCTTGCCCAGGTACTCGAACGAAACCTCGATCTGGTTCGTCGGGTGGGGAGTGACGATCACGCGGGTGTGGACCCCGAAGCTGGGACGCTTCTCGACGTGGGCCAGCATCTTGATGTAGGCATCGAAGGCCTTCGTGCTGGTGGGGGGGACGTGCAGACCGAGCACGACCGGCTCGAGGACCTTGCCGGGAGTGAACCGGCCCTGCTTCGTCTCACCGCAGGGGACCAGCAGCAGTCGCCGCAGGTTCTTGCAGGCCTTCCCGGCGCGGCCGTTGGGGGCGGAACCGAACTGGTTCTTCGGGCAGGACACGCAGTCGGTGTGCTGGGGCTTCAGGCTGTGGACGTGGGGGGCCATCAGGGACTCCTCCTCGTCGGGCTCGAACGCGAAGCACACGGGGCTGGTGACGTTCTTCGCGTCGTACAGGCCCTCGTAGTACGTGTTGTGAGCGCACCAGTCGAGGATGATGCAGTCGATCGCGCTGCCGGGGATGGGCTGGCCCTCGTGCTTGAGGATGCCCTGGGAGAGGGAGAGGTACTTGCCGCCTCCCGCGAGCTTGGAGCTGCGCTGCGCTCCTGCGACGGCTGCTGCGGCGAACTCTTCGTCGTAGCTGTTGATCTGGGTGGACAGGGGCTTCTTGGTCGCCATGTGGCGCTCCTCAGTGGGGCTCTGTTCTACAGAGCGGAGATGGAGAGGTCGGTGACAGTGAGGGGGTTCACACCGGGGACCTCGGTCCCGGCGTCCCAGAGTTCAGCGACGGCAGCAGTGCTGACCCGCTTCTGAAGAAGGAAGAACTGCTTCGACTTCGCGACGTAGGCGTAGAAGGCGTCCCAGTTCGCGACGGTGGGGACGATCTTGCTGGTGAGCGTGACGCGGCAGCGCTTGCCGCCGATCGCGGTGGCACCGGACTTCTCGAGGTTCTCGAGGAGGGCCTTGCGGAGAGCGGTCTCGACGACCTTCTGTGCGTCGGACTCCTTGTCGATCTCCAGCCGCTTCTGGCGGGCCTGGAAGTACTGGTCGGCGAGGTCGGCGAGGTTCTTGGGGATGGTGAGCTTCTTGGGGGTGGGCACGGTGGCCTCCATGAAAGGGGTGGTTGGTCAGGAGCGAGGCGAGGAGCCTCCGCCTGGGGGAGGAGCCGGTGGAGGTGGCTCCGTGTTGCCTGTCGAGACGTCTCGACTGTACTGAAGGGCGAGGATGGTGAGAGGCTTCGTGTTCGCCTCGTTCACGGTGTAGCTGGCCGAGATCGTGATCCCGTTGGCGAGCAGGAGCTGAATCTGGATCGGGTCGTAGCCGGGGTCCACTACGGTCACACCGTCCACCTTGTCGATGCGGAACTGGTAGTTGCCGAGGGTGCCCCACTCGTCGGTTGGTGTGAAGGCTCCGTTCGTGGTCAGCGGCATGTTTCACCTCGCGGTTGGACAGTCTAGCAGGTTTCAATCGTGGGGGGGATCAATTCAGTCGAGAGAGCAGCGACGAGCTTGTCGTGGAAGGCCAGCTCGTGGCGGATCCTCTCGCGCTTCCGGCGATCCTCGCGGACGGCCTCGTCGTGGAGGAGGTGGAGTTGGAGCTGGAGGAACTTCTTCGAGTCTTCGACGCGGTTGCTCACGAGCGCCTCCGTTTGGGGACCTGCCACGCGCAGCACGCGACGGTCAGGCAGATGATGATGAGGATGGTGGTCATACGGAACCCTCGGTGTACTCTGCCCATGTCTCGTTGCCCTCGGAAACACGAACCGCTTGAAGGTCCAGGTAAACCAGGGACCACACTTGGTAGATGAAGCAAGCGAGGTTCTCACTTGTCGGGGCGAGGGGTACTCTCTGGTCCATTCCCCCATCGAGAGGCTTCGCACCGCGAGGCTGCGTGTGGGGGTTGTGCAGCTCCTTCAACACATCGTTCAAGTGCCGATGGTCGAGCGTGTGTTCGAGCCACCCCTCGAAGCCGCCGAGCGAATCGAAGTCCCGGACAAAGAAGTCGCTGCCGAGCTGCGGGGAGCAGAAGATCAGCTCCACAGTGTAGTTGTGCCCGTGAAGCCGTCTGCACTTGTGACCGTCGGGGAGGTGCTCGAGCTGGTGGCTCGCGCTGAAGTGGAACTTCCTTCCGATACGGTAGGTCATAAACCCTCCTCTGTTGGTTGGGGGGACCACGAGATGGGGCATTGGAGAGCGTCCCAGCCTCTAGCCATACCCAAAGCGGTGTTCTGGGGTCTTTTGTGGTTGCGAGCTACATCGGTAGAGTCAACAGAGTAGAAGGGGTAGCCCCACCGAACGCATCGCATCCCCCTGAGCATATGGACCTGGGTCCAACGGTGACGCTTGGTGAGTTCGTTAAATGCGAGAGTCACCCTGCGGTGCCAACTGTCTGATCCTACCTTTGCGTATTCGGCGGAACTCCCGAAACAAATCTTCGGCCACCAGTCCGCCATGTCCAGGAGTCGCTCGATAGGATCGTGGAGATGCCAAACGGGGGCTGCCTTCCACTGATGCCGCCAGAGTTCGTTGGGGGCCTCCCCGATGAGCTTCGCCGTCTCCCTCCAATCCCCCCCAACCACGTCTGGGAGCACCAACCACGCCGGACCATCCAGCCAGGGCATCGCCCAGTCGTAGAAGGGCTTCCAGTCTGTGATGGGTTTCCCTTGTGTCCACGCACTGAACGCCCCGTTGTCAAGCATGAGGGACTGCCCGATCTTCGCGCAACGAACTAGATCGGTGGGGCGGGAATAGCTCACACAGAAGTGCTCCCCCGCCAGCGTTTCAAGCACACGGATGGGTGTGATGGGCGTACCGTGGTAGTGGATCGTCACAGCAGCACCGCGATGCGGGCCGCCAAGGCCTCCAGGAGCTGGCTGGTCTCATGGAGCACCCTCTGTGTGGCGTTGAGACTGCGGGAGTGGGCAGAGAGCCTGTGGGAGGCCTTGGAGAGGCTGTCCTGAATGAGCCGCAGCTCCTGGGCTTCGTGGTCGTTCACTGGGGGATCTCCTGGAGGACGTACTGGTACTTGGTGCCGGGCAGGGTGACGGTGATCTCGAAGACCTCGAACCCGCACTGGTCGCTGTCCCACTCCTTGGCTGCAGCGAGGGCTTCGTCGCGGGTGTCGTGGATCGGCCACTCGCCCCAGCTGATGTTGGAGGGGGTGGAGCACGGGTCACCCATCTGGTTCGGGAGCGGAGCCCAGGTCCAGAGCGTGCGGGAACGGGGGTTCACGGGGATGGTGTGGGCCTTCATGGCTTGGTCTCCTGAGTGTTGGTGCGAGCCCATCCGATGTGGGCCCCTGCGTCGTTGTAGATGCCCCAGAACTCCGTGGTGGCGTCGGGTGTGACCTTGTACTGCTCGATTCCATCGCAGAGGCCCCGAAGGGCCTCCACGATCTGCTTGGTGGTGTCGCCCGCTTCGTCGATCTTGAAGCTGGCTCGGAAGAGGATGGACACTACGCCACCTCGGAGATCAGGTCGTTGAAGGCGCGGAGACCGAGCGTCATCACGTTGCCGCCGATCGACTGCAGCTCGAGAGCGCGGTCGTAGCTGTCGTGCGTGTTGGCGACCTTGGTGATCGCGTTGGCGAGGCCCCAGCGGTCGAAGGACTCGTCGGAGAGGAAGTTCTCGCGGACCTGGGCGACCTCGTTCTCAGTCAGCTCCAGACGCTTGCCGATCAGGGGCATCAGGGTCTCGAGGACGCGCTCGGAGGAGGGTACGGGGGCGTCGGCCGCTTCGCGGAGGGTGCTGAGCGTGCGGCTGAAGGCGCCCTGGGTCATGGACAGCTCGAGGCTCTCACGCATGCGGTGCCAGACCTGATCGGTGGAGCCCTGGACGGAGGGCAGCTCGCCCAGGCCCTGGCGGGCACCGAGATGGCGAGCGGACCAGCCACCGGAGGGGACGATCGAGGTCATGCCGTTGAGGCAGGCGAGCCGGTACAGCAGCTCGTCGTAGGCCCAGAGACCGCGACCGACCTCGTTGTTGCGGAGCGTGAAGCCGTACTGCACGATGTCGCCCCGGCGGACCTCGCCGGTCAGGCGGGGAGAGACGACCTGCATCGCGAAGTCCTCGCTGGTGAGGCTGGTGGACTTGATCTGCAGATCGTACTCGTCGAGGAAGGTGACCATGCGGGCCACCAGCTCGGGGGTGTCGCGACGAGCGTAGCGGTCGCTCACGAAGGCGCGGGCCTTGCCGTCCAGGCCGCGAACCATGCGGCGTGCGGGCTCGGAGCGCCAGAGGTTGTTCACGGTGCCGAGCAGGATCTTGGGGTGCTTGGCGGCCATGCGGCTGTAGTAGCCGCCGGGGATGCCGAGAGCCACGGCGATCTGGTTGTGAGCGGTGCTGGTGGGCTCCAGCTCGAAGTCGTCACCAGCGACGACGTAGGTGCCGTTGCCCTCGTACCGCATGAGGAGGTCCTTGGTGTCGACGATGTAGTCGGACTTGTGGTTGTGCTGCCGGGTGAGTTCGGCGGCGAGCTGTTCGGGAGTGAGGTGCTGGATCATGTGATCCTCCGTGGTGGTGGTGGTGGTTGGGGTTTAGAGCAGGGACTTCCAGTAGGACTTGAAGGGGTCGGACACGGTGGGGAGGAAGCGCCAGTGGCGCAGGGGCTCGGTGAAGTGGGTGTTGTCACGGAAGATCTCCACGTCGGTGTAGATTCCGATGTTCTTGAGGTAGGTGGCAGCGTCGATCGCGTCCAGAGCGGATGAGCGGACCAGTGAACGGCTGACCGTGCGGAGGTGGCTAGGGACGCCGGGTGTCTGGTCGGTGGCACGGATCTCGTAGCGCAACATCTCAGTACCCCCCGGTGAACTTGACGACGATCAGATCGTCTTCCACGACGGCCTTGAACACGACACCCTCACGAACGAGCTGCGCGATGAACACGGCAGCGTTGGCCCTCTCGGGGTGGCTGGAGAACGGCAGGGTCACGAAGAACACCTCACACCTCCATCATGAAGTGGTTGAAGAAGGCCTTGGAGGCCTCCTGCCGGTCGGGTCGGAACGCGACGGCGAGGACGTTGGGGTTCAGGCGAGCCCTCTGGGCAGCCCTCTCGGCCGCCGCGTAGGACGGGTAGAAGGTGCGGGACGTGCCAGCGGAGACGTGGTGGACGACGAGGCTCGCGTTCGTCGTTTTTGGGGTTTTGGTGGCCATTGTGGCTCCTCAGGTGTCGGTCATCGACAGTGATAGCCTGCCTGTACACGAAACCGGTGTCAACAATCAAATTGAAGTTTTTCAATTATCTCGTAAGTCCCCTAGAATCAATCAGCCTGTTGAGAATCGTCTCAACTAGGGGTGGTTTTGGGGCGGTTCAGAGAAAGAGGCCCTCGCGAGCCCGCGCCAGCAGCCGTTCTACGCTTCAACTGCTATTAGGGAATTGATGTTACAGATTCGGGAGGCTAAGTACCCTGGAGTCAACGTCTGTTTCAGATACACTGTCTCAACTAGCGATCTGCAACAGAATGTGAAACAGGCGTAGACGCAGTGCTGGTGCGGGTTTGAGCCGATTCTGTTACAGATGTTACACTTTTTTGGCGCTGCAAAAACCTATATAAAAAGAGGAGCATCCCTCTTTCCTTCTTTTTCTTCTTTCTTCTTCTTCAAAAAGAATAGAAAAAGTGAAACAACTGTAACAGAGAGAAAGTAAGTTCCCCCTCTACAGGGGTTTACAAAGATTCGTAGTCCACCCACAACTTGAAAACTCCGTGCAGATTGTGCAACAGAATCTGCGCGGATCCGCGCCAGCGTTGGCTCTCCCCACGTTTGAAGGTGTTGTGGGTTGGGGTCTGCCGGGAAAGTTCTGGGGGTCTGCCCCAGACTAGGGGTATGGCAGCTAAACCTCGCCCCATCGCGGCCCGCAACCGCAACGAGTTCGGACTCACTCCGAGGGAGGAGTCGTTCGCTCAATCCTTCGCTGAGTGCAAGAACGCTGCGGAGGCTGCTAGGACTGCCGGTGCTCCTCCCAAGGCTTCTGCTGCTGTGGGCGCAGAGCTGTTGGGCAGACCCCAGGTCCAGGCCCGCGTAGGTGCTCTGCTGCGCGAGCAGTCGCGCAACGCACGCATCACAGCTGATGAGGTGATGCTCGAGCTGAAGCGCATCGCGCTGCTCGATCCCGCTGACCTCTACAGGCCCGACGGCACGCTGCTCAACATCCACGAGATGCCGCTGCACGCACGCCGCGCCATCCGCGAGGTGGAGGTGGTTGAGCAGTTCGAGCGTGTCGATGGCCAGCGTGTGTTCACCGGCTACGCTCGCAAGGTGAAGGTCTTCGACAAGCTGAACGCGATCCAGATGGCGATGAAGAACCTCGGCCTGCTTGTGGACAAGCTCGAGGTGGCTGGGACTCTCACACTCGACACGCTCGTCACCCAGAGCTACCTGAAGCCGGGTGGCGACGATGAGTAACTCGATCCGCTACCCCGCAGCGACAGCGGAGATCCGCAAGTGGCGCGAGGACCCCGTGTACTTCGTGCGATCGGTCTTCGGTGCTGAGCCCGATCCTTGGCAGACCGATGTGCTGCGTGCCTTCAACGGCAACCCCATGGTCGCGATGCAGGCTTGTAAGGGGCCCGGCAAGAGCACCATCCTCGCTTGGTTGAGTTGGCTCTTCCTCGCCACTCGCCCCCATCCCAAGATCGCCTGCACCAGTGTCACGGGCCCCAACCTCGCGGACGGTCTGTGGACTGAGATGGCGAAGTGGCAACAGCGCAGCGAGTTCCTCAAGAAGACGTTCACGTGGACGAAGACGCGCATCTTCGCGAACGACCACAGCGAGACGTGGTGGATGTCGGCCAGGACCTGGAGCCAGAACGCTGACCCTCAGCATCAGGCCGACACGCTCGCGGGCCTGCACGCCGACTACATCATGTTCGTGATTGACGAGGCTGGCTCGGTGCCCAACAGCGTGATGGCTGCCGCTGAGGCTGGTCTCTCCACCGGCATCGAGTGCCGCATCGTGATGGCTGGTAATCCCACCCAGCTCGACGGGCCGCTCTACGACGCTGCCACTCGCGACCGCCACCGATGGCACGTCGTCGAGATCACTGGCGATCCTGACGACCCCAAGCGCAGCCCACGCATCAGCCTCGAGTGGGCACGCGCTCAGATCGAGAAGTGGGGACGCGACAACCCGTGGGTGCTGGTCAACGTGTTCGGCAAGTTCCCACCCTCAAGCCTCAACGCTCTGCTCGGTGTGGAGGATGTGCTCGCTGCGATGAGCCGTCATCTGAAGAGCCCCGAGTATGACTTCGCAGCCAAGATCATCGGCGTCGATGTGGCACGCCAGGGCGACGACTCCACCGTGATGTTCCCCCGACAGGGCAGGGCAGCCTTCAAGCCGATCCAGATCCGCAACGGTGACAGCTTCCAGCTCAGCGGCCGGTTGGCACAGGCAGAGGAGAAGTGGAAGCCTGAGGCCGTGTTCGTGGATGCGAGCGGTGGCTGGGGTTGGGGTCTCATCGACGCTCACCGGCAGCTCGGCCGTGACCCCATCCCTGTGGAGTTCGCTGGCAAGTCCTCGAGCGACCGGTACGTCAACAAGCGCACCGAGATGTGGTTCGAGATGGCTCAGTGGGTGAAGCAGGGTGGCTGCCTGCCCAACATCCCAGAGCTGGTCGCCGAACTCACCACACCCACTTACACCTTCAAGGGCGACAGGATGATCCTCGAGCCCAAAGAGCAGATCAAGGAGCGCCTGGGCCGCAGTCCCGACTACGCGGATGCACTCGCTCTCACGTTTGCCCAGCCTGTCCAACGAGCCCCTGAGTTCCAGGGACGTGGGGTTGTGCAGCATGAACAGCGCAGCAACCTCGTCCACGACTACGACCCTCTCCGATAGGAGGCCCACGATGTGCTTCTCGCAGCCCAAGGTTCCCACCGCTCAGGCTCCTCCCCCGACGCCGACCGAGCAGGATCAGTCTGTCCAGGCCTCTCTCGATCGTGAGCGTCGCCGACAGGCTGCAGCGATGGGGAAGCGCAGCACCATGCTCACCGGCCCTGCTGGTGTCACAGCCCCCCTGACCACAGCTCCGAAGACGATGCTGGGGCAGTGAGATGATCACCCGTCGCGAGCACCTCGAGAAGCGTCTCGCGCAGCTGACGCTCTCCAAGTCCGAGTGGGAGGGGCACTGGCGCGAGCTGTCCCGGTACATCAGCCCTCGCACGTCCAGGTTCCTCACCACTGACCGGCAGGCTCAGGGCAACAAGCGGTTCAACGACATCAACGACAGCGCCGCCACCCAGGCACTGCGGTCGCTGGTCGCTGGCTTCGTGAGTGGTGTCACCTCTCCTGCTCGACCCTGGATCTCGCTGCGTCCTCTCGACCGCGAGATGGCTGAGCGTCGCGACGTGAGAGCCTACCTCGAGCAGGTCCGCGACATCGCGTTGGAGATCCTGCTGCAGAGCAACGCCTACACCATCCTGCCCATGATCTACAACGACCTCGGCTGCTACGGCACTGCGGCACTGGTGCCTGAGGACGACCCCGAGACGGTGGTCCGCTACCGTGCGCTGCCTCTGGGCAGCTACTGCCTGGGTGCCAACGAGACCGGCCGAGTGGACACCTGCTACCGCGAGTTCCAGATGACGGTGGCCCAGATCGTCGGGAAGTTCGGTCTGGACAACTGCCCCACGAACGTGAAGTCCTCGTGGGAGTCTGGCAACACGGACGTGTGGATCGACGTGGTCCATGCGATCGAGCCCAACGCTGAGTGGGATCGCCAGAAGGCCGAGTCGAAGTACAAGCGGTTCCTGTCCGCCTACTGGTGCAAGGGCTCTCGTGAAGAGGACGCTGCGTTCCTCAGCCTCAAGGGGTTCGACCGATTCCCCGTGATCGCCCCTCGCTGGGAGATCCTGGGAGAGGACGTCTACGGATCCAGCCCCGGCATGGTGGCTCTGGGCGACGTGAAGATGCTCCAGCTCATGCAGCGTCGCAAGCTCCAGGTGCTGGACAAGATTGCAACGCCGCCGATGGTGGGCGACGTGAGCCTCAAGAACAAGCGGGCTTCCGTTCTCAGCGGTGACATCACCTACGTTCAGGGTGGTGCACAGCAGGCCGAGTTCAGGCCCGCTTACCAGATCACCGGCTTCGGCTTCGCCGACTTCATGAACGAGCTGCACGAGGTGCGTGGCCGCATCGACGAGGCCTTCTACAAGAACCTCTTCCTCATGATCTCCCAGCTCGAGCACACGGGGATCACGGCCACCGAGATCGCAGCCCGCAAGGAGGAGAAGCTGATGGCCCTGGGCCCGGTCTACATGAGGCTCAACGACGAGCTACTGGACCCCTTGGTGGAGGACGTGATCGACCGTGCCGGACGCAAGGGTCTGTTGCCTCCTCCCCCACCCGAGATGGCTGGTCAGCCGGTGGCGATCGAGTACATCAGCGTGATGGCCCAGACCATGCGCTCGATCGGCGTCGAGAACATCGAACGGCTGATGGCCTTCGCTGGTTCTCTGGCGACGGTCTACCCCCAGTCCCTGAACCGTCTGAACGCGGACAAGGCACTCACCCGCTACGCCGACATGGTGGGTGTGCCGAGCGACGTGGTCTTCGACGACGATCAGGTGGCTGCTGCTGCGGCTGCAGAGGCACAGGCCCAGAAGGCACAGCAGGCTCTGGCGATGGCCGAGCAGGGCTCCGTTGCCGTGAAGAACCTCGCTCAGTCGCCCACCACCGACAACGCCCTGTCTGGTCTCATGCAGGCCATGCAGGGTGCCCCCAGCCCCGCAGTCCCAGCCCCTGGAGGCTACTGATGACCCCCGCCATCATCACCACGATCCTGGTGGCCTTCTTCGGTGCTCTGATCTCGGGGCTCGTGGGTGTGGCCGTCGAACGCGATCGAGCGGTTGACCGAGTCGGTGGTCGAACTGGACAAGAAGATGGACCTGATGGACCGCGACATGAGGGCCCACGACGAGGCGATCCTTCGTCTCCAGGGGCGCAACTGCTCATCCCCTGAGTGCCCTCTGCACGACACCAACTCTCTCTTCCCCCGCACAGCACGCACACGAGCGGAGGACCTCAATGGCTGAGAGGAAGCCCTACAACGCTGGCGATGAGGTGGCTGTCGCCGAGGCTCGGAAGCGCGAGAAGAAGAAGGACACCATCGAAGAGGGTGACCTCCGGCTCGTGCTGTCCACCGTTGAGGGGCGACGGTTCCTGCTCAAGC